ACCCCTGCCAATAACAGATTGTAGATTGGAGCGAATCTTGGCTTCCACCACCTCAGCCCCAGCTTGCAATACTCGCGGCACGATTTCGTCTGCCTTTTCAGCCAGCCGTGAAATTTTGTTCATAAAATCGTCGGGCAGTTTCATATTTACACGCGCCATGCTGTCACCCTTTCGATGGTTCTATTTTTTCACAAGTGCAAACCAAATACATACCCCGCACATCGTCCACACTTGCAATATTGTAAATTTCATTATCACAGCGAATAAACATGGCGGTGGTGATGGTCACGCTTGGAATTGCTCGAAAGCGAAAAAATGTACCGACTGTTGAGAATGTAGCATTGTTTCGCCGTGATTCACTACCATTTCGTGTTTCTTTTTGCGCTCGAACTTTAGCAATAACAATTTCCCCTTGTTTTGCAAAGCCCATGAAGTCCTTATCTGGCTTGGTGGATATAATTTCAATGAAGTGCCGCATTCTCACATTTCCCACCTCTTTTCCAGCAACAACAGCCGATTGACGGCATCCCAAGTTTGTTTTGCACCGCCTACATAATCAGCGAAAAAACCACCAGTCGAGCCATCTCTGCTTTCGTAGAAATGGCTCGACAACATGATTATGGCTTGCTCAGTGGTAGCAGGAAGCCTCCCGCGTTTGTACCTACGTTTCTGATAACTTTCAGCATATTCAAGCGCGGCACGGATAAAGCCTCGAAGTAGTTCGTCATCTTCATCATGTGTTAAAATCAGATTTGCTTTGACCTTTGGTAGCAGAGAATTAACCACGCCATTCGCCTCCTTACGCACCAGTGCCAGTTCTCAAAAGCTGGATGCCCTCAGCAAGAATAACTTTGCCATCCACACGCTGATTCGACAGGAAACCAATCTGACCGTTGCCTGCAAAGAGTTCATTCAAACGCTGGACAGTTCTACCCATGCGGTCACCAATCCAATAATGTGCAAAGTCACCGAACGCTACAGGCAATGCGCCAGAGGCAATTTCGGGAACATATGGAGAAGTGTAAAGCCTGTAACCAAGTAATCTGTCAGGTTCGCCAGCTTGAACAGAGGGTTGCCATAGATACTGTCCGTTAGAATCTTTTAATTTGCGGATAGACGAAACAGTGATGTCACGCATGAGAAATACAGCGTTTCTGCGGTACGGGCTTTTCAGCGCATACACAAGGTCAATCAGGTTGTCGGTGTTGATTGTGTTCCCTGCATTCACACCAATTGTTGCACCGCCTGTTTCACGGAAAATGCCAGTGGGTTTATCTACACCATCGCCGATACAGAACGATTCCTCTTCGGCAATGCCGAAAGCGCGTCCAAAATCGTCTGCAATATAGGATTCAAGGTCAAACATAGAATCTTGCAACAATTCCATGCTCACACGAACGAGGGTAGAAAGTTTGAACGCATCCAAGGTTTTCTCGGTGATTGTCATCATGGTTTCTTGAAAAGGTGTATTTTCCCTCGTCCATCTGGCTACAGCTTTATCCCCAGCAATGGGAATTTTGCGCTCGGCATTGGTGCTAATCACACGGGCAATGCGGCGGATTACGTTGTTTTCGTCTAAACCCTTAACAATGCGGCGTTCAAACTCCAGCGGTACAAGGTAACCGCCTTCATGGTCAGGAGTTGTGGAAAGCACGTTGTGTACGGAGTGTTTGCCGCGCATGGCATGAGCGAAATCCTCTTTGTACTCTTTGCTTTCGCGGGCATTTTTCGGTACATCAGGCTTGGTGGGTGCGTTTGTGACGGGCTGGCTTGTGGGCAAAGACATTTCAAGGTCGTATGCCGCTTGGCGTTCGAGACGGTCAATTTCCTTACCGAGATTAACCATGTCTGATTCCATTTTGTCGTACATGGCAGCATCTTCGGCAGAAACCATGCCATCCGCGCCACGCTTGCTGTCCAAGAATGTCTTGGCGGTGTTCCAGATGGTGTTGCGCTTTTCGCGCAATTCCAAAATTTTACTCATCTCAGTTACCTCCATTTAGTTGTGTGAAATTAAAGAGAGCCGCTTTTCCAACGACTCTGCCGTGATACCTTGGGGCTTTTGTGTTGCCATTATTGCAATATTAGCGGGTTTCCTGTGCTGAATTTTCATTTTATCCAATAATGAATTTGTGACAGCTTGACGGCTAAACATGAAATTTGAAGCAACAGCACTCGTCCTTTCGTCCACTGGGCGTGAAGTTTGCTTTACATCCTCTAACATTCCATCGGCAAATCCCAATTCAATAGCCGTTTGTGCGGGAAGCCACGTTTCGGCATCCATCATGTTTGACAGTTTGGTGCGCCCCTGCCCAGATTTAATAGCGTAAGCGTTAATAATCGTTTCCTTCACGGCGGCCAGCATGTCGATGGCTTTTTGCATTTCTGCACTGTCACCCATGGCAAAGGTCATTGGATTGTGGCACATCATGAGTGCCGTAGGTGCCATTAAAACTTGTGTGCCAGCCATGGCAATTACACTCGCCGCTGATGCCGCAATGCCGTCAATTTTAACCGTGACTATTCCTTTGTAGTCCATCAGCATAGTGTAAATCTGCGATGCCGCAATACAATCACCGCCAGGAGAATTCAGCCAAACAGTTATATCGCCTTCCCCAGCGAAAAGTTCACCACGGAATACTTCTGGTGTAATTTCATCTCCCCACCACGACTCCGCCGCTATGACTCCATCAAAACGAAGGACACGACCGCCATCCTCGCCGTTGGAGAAGTTCCAAAATTTGTTCACGAACCATCACCATCACTTTCAATAGATTTGTACGCCGCGCCTATATCGCACAGTTTTACAGCATTTCCGTTTACGAAGTGCAAGTTACCGCCACTTTCATCAGAAAGCAAATTCATGTCCTCCAAGGCGCGAACATCGTTGACGGACAAGAAACCGTTTTGTATGCCCGTGGAATAGCCAGCCATACGAGTTTGGAAATCACCACGAAGCAGACCGTCTACATTAAATTTGATGCAGACCTGTGATTTTTCCGCAGGCAAAAGTAACGATTGTTGTAGGCTCTGTTCCCAACGCACTACCCATGGGTCAAGCGAATATTTCAAAAATTCCATGGATTGCTGTTCAATATTTGAAAAACTACTGCGGTCAAGGTCTCCGACCATGTGCGGCGGAATGCGAAATATGCGGGCAATTTCGCCAATTTGATACTTGCGGGTTTCAAGGAACTGCGCTTGTTCTGGGGGAATGGTAACAGGGTGGAATTTCATGCCCTCTTCGAGAATTGCTAATTTGTGAGAGTTCCCCACGCCAGCATAGCCGCTTTCCCAGCTTTCCTTCACACGTTTTATGTCTTTAATCGTGCTGGGATGTTCAAGAATACCACCGGGTGTCGCACCATTGGCAAAGAATCGCGCACCATACTCTTCAGTAGCAATACTCATTCCTACAGCGTTTTTTGCCATTGCAATAGGCGAATAGCCGACCAGCCCATCAAACCCAAGCCCCGGAATATGCAAAACATCCTCGCGGCGAAGCGTAATCACCCCCTTGTCGGTTTTATAGGTGTAAATTAACCGACCATTCTTTGCGCGGTCAATGGTTATGCAGTTGGGCAGAAGCGGATACAGAGCAATGGGATGACCACGCCCATCTCTCACGATTTGGCTGTATGAATTCCCCCAAACAAGCAGATGGCTCATAAGTGTTTCACGCCAGATAAATGAGGTCATTTCTGGGTTTGGCTCATCATGCAACAGTCGGTACAGCGGGTGTTCAAGGTGCAATTCCTTACCACCCTCTGCCATTCGCCTGTAGGTGTGGAGCGGCAAACTGGCGATTGCTTCTGCTAAAATACGAACACAAGCGTAAACTGCCGAGGTCTGCATGGCAGAGGTTTCATTTACATGTTTACCTGCGGAAGTACTGCCAAATAAAAAATTCCACCCACCGCCAACTTGGTTTTTAGGTTTGTCGCGGGAACGGAACAGTCCAGATAAAAATTTCAGAAAATCACCTCCAAAGTGTTGACAACTGATTTTGGATACTATAGAATCAAGGCAACCAATATCAGTTACTATAAATTCTAAGGAGGTTCACCATGCAAGCAAAATATGAAGATTTCCTAAATGAACATCCCAAATGCGGTAAAGATTTAGTGGAAAACCGCCCAGCATTCTTAATTTTCAACAAGCTATCTGTAGAAGAAAACATTGTTGCAATGATTGACGCTTCTAACGCAGGCAGACCTGCAATTGAAGCTGTGGTTTTAAGCATTGAGGAATTCCACGACTTTAACAAGTCAACAGAATTTGATATCTCCGAAGGGCAGAGACGTACAGTTGTAGGCTGTATGATAAAAACGGTACTCGCTCGGTTCGGATATTTGCCAGTCGAGTCTGAAACAAAGCGACAAAAAGAAATATCTAAAGCTGTGCCTGCGAAATATTTTACAAGTGGAACTTGTTATACATTTGACGAATCCGCACCCGCAACCATGCGAATCCGCAAAACAATAGTGCCAATACCAGCTAAATAAACAGAATACCGCGGTCGTTGTACACGCTGTCCGAATTACCATCATGCATCATGGCACGGGCAAGCCCCATGACAAGAGCCACAACACCATCCACTTTTTCAGTTGATTTCTTTTTACTGATTTTCATATTCAAGTGTGCGTCAACCTCGGCTACAACATTGCCCATATTCCAATCAAGCACAGGATGCTTGCCGTGGCGAAGTTTGCCTTCCTGTACCAGCTGCATGAGGTCGCGGGTAGGCGTAGCCATTGACGCAAAGCCCTGACCGAAGGGGAAAACGACAAAACCTTTCTCATCGCCCAATTCCTCAAGGTCTCGGCGGATTTTCTCCGCGCCCCAGCGGTCGTAGGCGATTTCGCGGATTTTGAAACTTTCGCACAACTTTTCAATGAAAGTCGTGATATAATCGTAGTCCACGACATCACCAGTGGTTGTGTTGAACACGCCCATTTTGCGCCAAACAGCATACGGTACATGGTCACGGCGCGTGCGTAAGTCAATGGCATTTTCGGGAAGCCAGAAGAAGGGCATGACCGTATATTTTTCATCCTCACCTTCTGGTGGAAATACCAACGTCAATGCCGTAAGGTCGCTGGTGGATGATAAATCCAGCCCAGCGTAGCAATCGCGCCCATGGAAATCTTCGGGCAGGATGTCCGTGCCACAAGCATCCCATTTATCCATAGGCATCCAACGAACGTCAGCGTTACACCACTCGTTAAGGCGGAACTGCCTAAAGTGCATTTCCTCTGCTGGATTGGTTTTCGCTTGTTCGTATGCGGCTTTGACGGTATCAAACGGAATTGTCACCCCAATGGAAGGGTTCACCTTGCGCCAGATGTTTTCATCATTCCAATCATCACCATCGGCAATGCCGAATACAGCGGGGTAAAATGTGGAATCGACCTTCGAGCCATCCAAGACCGCTAATGCTTTGCAGTGTATTTCATAGCAAATGGAAGTGCGGTCACGCCCCGCCGTGGTGATGAGGAAATAAAGCGGTTGCCGTCTCGCATCACCAGTATATTTTGTCATGGTGTCGAACAGTTCCCGTGTTTGTTGGGCGAAAAGTTCATCGAAAATAAGCCCAGACACGTTGAAGCCTTGTTTTGACTTGGTTTCCGAGGACAACACACGATAGAAGCTGTTGGTATGAGGAAAAATAATCCGCTTGGTAGATGGCACTAATTTTGAAATCCCTTCGAGGTCGTTACATTGTTCTACCATGGCTTTTGCAGTGTTATAAACGATACTAGCTTGGTTAATATCTGCGGCACATGAGTAAATTTCGCCCCCCATCTCTCCGTCAGCAAAAAGAAGATACAGCGCAACAGCGGCAGCGAGTTCGCTTTTGCCGTTCTTCTTGCCGATTTCAACATAAGCAGTTCGGAACTGACGATACCCAGTTTCTCTGTCCACGATGCCGAAAATGTCACGGATAATTTGCTCTTGCCAAGGCATCAAGTTAAAGGGCTTTCCGTACCATTCTCCAGTTGTGTGCCTAAGCATGGAAATGAAATTTACAGCAAAGTCAGCGCGGCGATGGTCGTAGTGGCTGGTTGGAAGCATTAGTGGTGTGGGCTTGTATTCGTAAGCCAAAATAATCACCCCAATCTAAAAAAGACTCCCTTGGAAGCCTTGAAATAAATAGTCAGTGTACGAGGAACAGCCCCAGTTGGGGCATCCTCTTTTGAAAGGTTGGCAGTCGGTTTGGCTTATGCGTCAGCCGCAACCTCAGCGTGGTCGGCGGTTGCTGGGGCTTCGGCTTTTGCTTTACAACCATCCTTCCAAGCGGAGTTTCCTTCTAGCCTGGAAAGTAGCACTCTGCGGGAAGTCTGGTATTCCTTGCCAATCATGCCCAAGGAAAGCAGGAAGCAGCGGAAGGCGTATTTTGGGTTTTCGGGCATTTCGCCAGCCTTGGCGGTTACTCGCTTCTTTTCCTTTGCCGTTTCGCAAAGTAGGCTGATGAAGGTGGCGTAGGCTTCGACTTCCTCGGCGGTCAAGGTGTTTTCCTGTTGAAACCAAGGGAAGCGGATGGTGTCCGTGACTTGGATGGGCAAATCGTCTGCGCCCAATGCCGCTTTCAGTAAGACTTCCTTTGCCGTTACCAATTTGCAAAGGTTATCCAGCTTGTCAGGGTTAAAGCCATCCAGTGGCATTTCAATGGTCAATCCGAAGCCGCTGTCATTGGGTTGCTCTTGGGTTTCAGTGCTTGGGGTTTCATCGGCGTTGGGGGCTTCCTGCGCTTCTGTCGGCGTTTCTTGGGCTTCTGTGGCAGTTTCGGCGTTGGTTTCTTCCTCAACCTCTGTGCCGTAGTCTGCGCTGGTTGGTACAAAACTGTGCAAGTCTTGAAGGCTGGTTGCCAATTCCCGATTGTCGGGTCCAGTAAGGATGCCTTCTCTGTCGAGGGTGTACTCGCCAATAATGTAGGCGTGGGTTTTACCTTTGATGTAGGTAGCTTCGGTGTTCAGTTCTTGGCTGATTGCTTTTGCCAATTTCGTGCGGACTTTGCCGGTCAAGTTAAATCTCAATGTCATGGTAGTTTCCTCCGTGGGTTTAGGCTCGAATCCGTGTGTGGTTCGGCAACCCCATATTCCCGTACATCGGCTACTATAGCAAGTGTTTCTACACCTATAAACCTACCAAAAAT